TAAGTAGCAGGAACTGTTGACATTTGAGTGGTTCGACGAACACTCGGTTTGGGTGGAGCCGAAGCCCCGCGAAGGTTGGAAGGTTTCTTGTTGTTTTTATTAACCATGATGTTTAATCGGGGCCCCGTTATCCATTCATGGCGGGTTAATTTGTTTGTAGAAACTGCCAAAGCTGCCATAGTTCGTTTGACCCCCTTGAATAGATTATTTCTAATAAAGATGTCATCGTGTCTGTCCAGTTCGTTCAGTGGTTGTGTTGCATACGCTGCATCATGTATTGCACAAGTTTGATCGAAATCATCAATAGGAAGAACACCAGGGTCGACAACAGAGGATTGTTGTTTACCAGCTGACCAATAAGGTCCACAATAGTTTCCATGGTATTTCATTTCCGAGACCCAGGGGCGTCAGCCCTGAGTGGTGCTTTTAATGTCGTCACCAGGACAAATGTAATTAGGCATCCACAGAGCGTATGGCCTCCAAAAGTGGCCAGTACACCATGTGGTCGGGACGACAGTCTAAGAGAAGTTCCTTCAAACTGTCAATTGTTGAACGATAATCAATCCCATATCTCCTTGAAAAGAAGGAGGGTGTTTCAGTAGACATTTGAACCCCTACACTGAGTCCAATCTTGTACTTCGCCTCTTTGTCGACATATTGTTTGGTTTTCACCTTGCGCATCGACTCGAGTACATGTTCCACGTATTCCTTTAACACGGGCACGTGAGAACATGTGGTATTGTATCCTTCAAACATGCCTTTCACTTCCCCAGGTGAAAGGTCTTTGATTACAAACCCCATTTTAGGTAGTAATCTCCCGGGTTTTGGGCCCATGACGTACGTCTCACTGTTGTTAACAATTGCTGGCCAATATGCTGAAGAGCAAAATTCAGCATGGCATGGATCGAAGTGAATTTTCACTTTCGCCACGAAACCAAATAAGAGGAATGTTTTCTTGATTTCTTCGACTGTCTCCTCAACATCACGACCGTTACCGTGAGCTGATTTAACAATAGAAGTGTTATCGTCTCCCATTACCTTTATCTTATGGTCTCCTTCACCAAAAACTTTGCTCAGTACATAGTCAGTGGTGGCTGCTGTTAACAACGAATTGCCACAGGACGTGTTCGGGTCACCCGAATTACGTCCATATGGTAACTTATACTCAATCCCGTCGTTGGTGAATCCGCGCATGTTCCTTTGGTGTTTAAACACTTCAACAACTGACGGAAAGTCCAACATTCCTGCTCTTTCAAGTACTGCACGCTCGAAATCGTAGGATGCTTTAGATTGGGTAGAGTCGTAAGCACTAAAATCGACTTCAACAATCCAGTCCCCTTCACTGAAATTGTCATACATCCAAGCACCAGTCGACAATCCGGTGGCACCCGACGTATAGAAGAACCTACCATTACCGTTCCATTGTTTGGCTAGTTGTTTCGAATATTGAGTCATAAAAGGACCCATGAGTACATTTGACTCATGACTGGTACCAGAAATGGCCCGTGGATTAAAATCCTCAAGTCCATTGCAAGTACTTTTATCCAGCTTTTCAACTTTCATAAACGTTTTCCTATAGTAATGTTTGTTTTTGATTCCTTCTTTTCTTATATTATCCCAAGCCCTTAAATGGTCTTTCTGCCGCCCAGGCATAAAGTTGCTATTCCACTTATTAAAGGCTTTCTCTTCATCTTGTTCATACTCGAATAAATCGTAATCAATGTATTGATTTTCGAAGAACCGATGTTGCATGCTTGCCCATGTTGAATTATTGGGTAATGTCACTTCAGCCAACACACGATTGCGAATTGCCAATGCTGTGTTTGACTGTGTCCTAGTGGGCACCACGGGGATGTGGCCACTAAAAGTTGTTGCAACTTGCATGAAAACTGGTTTGTCATCTTTCTCCTCTTCTTGTTCCACTTT